ACTTTCCGATGCAAAATGTTCTTTATTTGATGTAATCTATTGGTTTATAAGATGTTTGTAGTTGTGAACGTGAGTGAGAGCAACAAATTAGCAACAAATTTGTAAAAGCACATCTTTTTTTGTGTTGTTCTCAGGTCTCAAAGATACGGATTTTGTTGCTCTCCGCAAAATCATTAATCAAGGTTGGTTTATTCCCGATAACGTGTGTCATAAAGTCGCCCGTTATCTCTGCAAGAAAGAAGATGACTTCACGAAAACAGGGTGTCCGTAACCCGTGAACACCCTGCCTTGCTATCTGAAAGTTATTTTCATCGAATTTTCTGTATGTGCCGCCTAAATCTTTTATCGGTGTAAATTATCGTTGCCGGAATCATCGGGGCACATAGAACGCCATTCGGCGTTGGCTGACTTCTTGATGTTATTTCCGTATGTGTCTTTATTTGATAAATTCAGAAGCAACCCATAAATCTATTTCTTTATCCCAATCAACTTTTACTCGAATTTTATATTTGCCAAATTTAGCCTCAATCAATTTACAATCATTTGTTGGCTTTATTATAAAAACCTTTTCTGATAATATCATTTCTTTCAATCTGCTTTCGTCTTTTCTATTGCATACCTTGTTTAATTCTGCAAAATCATCTTCACTGACAGCGGAAAGACATTCTTGAGCCACATAGACCTTATCTCCAATATTGGGAAGTTTCTTGCCGTTCCCACAAGAAAGGAACAGCCCCATAGATATAATTGATAAAATAATTAACTTCATAATAAATATTTGTTTGCTGCCTCAATCAAAGTGTCGGCATAGTTATAAATGTCATTGATTGAATTTAACTTATACATCTTCTCGCTTTTGTTTTCATCAATGATTGCAAGCCGTTTTCTTGTAGGAGGGTCAAAATAAAAGCGGCAGACGGTCTTCCGAACATTATTGTCTATGGAAACCCCGAAATAAGAACGTGTGTCTTTATAAGTGATTCGTTCAACCGGGAAAACGTTTCTCAGAAGTGATTTCACGATATAGAACGCTTCCAGTTCTTCCGCTGTGGTTACAATGCCGTTGTCGGGTTGTTCTTCATCTGTCGGCTGTTGAACTGTTGTGATGTTATGTTCTGCTGGTTGTTCTTCGTCTTTTATGGCGGCTTTCAATCGGTCTGATATTATATCGCTAACATAGTTGTTGATTGTGCGTTTTACAAGCGTTGAGAACTGTTCAAGCACTTTAGGGGTAAATACCCCATCATATACTTGTTTCCCGAAGAACCGAACAAAATCAGGGGATGGGTTCGTGAACTCTTTCCCGATGACGGTTCTCAGTTCCCCCATATATTTAAGTTCACTCGCTGAACTCAAAATCATATCAACATCAAAATACGATTTGTGGAACTTTTTCAACTCTTCTATTTGCGTGTCTTTCAGGTCAAGCATATTGATTTCCAAAAACGGCTTTTCATCCATAATATTAGGTTCTGAAAGGTCTGTGTAGAATCTATATGTTATACCGTTTGTCAGGACACCGAATTTAGCCTTTGAGACGTTGAAGTAACGCAACAGTTGATTGTCATGCAGGTTCAGGTCTTGCTCCCAATGTTTGCATTCAATAAGTATTATCGGCTCGCCGTCTCTCATTATGGCGTAGTCAATTTTCTCGCCTTTCTTTGTGCCGATGTCACAACACATTTCAGGCAACACCTCCAAAGGGTTGAAGACATCATAACCCAATGCGTTTATAAAAGGCATAATCAAAGCTGTCTTTGTCGCTTCTTCTGTCGGAAGATTGGCTTTGAGGGTATCAATGCGCTCCGAGATTTGTTTAATTGAATCTTTGAAATCCATATATCTGTTATTTAACGGTTCTCTTTATAGTGGTTGCCGTTGTTCACAGATACACACAAAAAACGTGGGCATTCCTCGTAGGTCAGAGGCATCGCCAAACGCCCGAAATCTCACAAGGAAATGCCCACGTATATGACGTGGGCATCTACCATTGCTTTTGAGATTTCTGAATATTGGCGATTTTCTGACCTCAACGGCAATAGCAAACGCTATTTATCTTTTTCAAATGTCGGTTCAAAGATAATCATAATTGCCAAAATTCCGATATAATTTCCGATTTTATTTCTTTATAAGATAATCAGATAAGCCATTTTACAAGGGATAAAATCTTTTTCCTGTAAATAATCACAAGAATGAAAAGAATGACCCAAAAGCCGTAAATCTGTGTTTTCTGCCACCAAGTAAGGTCTCGGGGAACTTTCACGATTTCCGTCTCTGTTACGGTCTTTTTCTTATAAATAACGCTGTCTTTGCGTTCAACGGGCTTTTCAAACTCTACTGGTTTTTTCTGCGGCTTAGTCTTCAAGTTATGGTATAAAGTTCCGTCAGGGTTTATCCGTGCGTCAGACGTTGCGTAATCGTTTTCAAGATGCGATGTACTATCGGCTGTTTCACGTTCTGACGTTTGTGCCGGTATTTCAATAAAGACAGTATCGGGTACGTATTCAATACGGGTTTCAACCCTAATACCAACGCTGTCTTGTTGATGAACGTTTTCAGAAAGGCGGCGGCTTGAAGCACAGCCGCCTATAATGAATGTCAATAGTAAGAGCAAGGGAAGATGTTTCATTTTTCAGATTGTCTTTAAGTAGTTGATAATACCTTTGACATGAAGACAGACAATCGTTTCTTTTCCCGCTTCTGACAGAAGAAACGCCACGTCTTCTTTATTGTCTTGAAAAAGGTTTTCAGTCAGAACGGTGGGGCATTTTGTGTGTTTCAAGATATACAAATGCCCCTCTTTGTCGGGGTCTCCGTCCGTTGTGTCCTTTCTAATTTTGAAGTCTGTTTCCTCTGCCGCCTTATACAGACAGTCTGCCATTTTATCGGCGGCTGTCTGACCGACAGAAGTCCACGCTTCCCATCCACGTGCGTTCATCCATTGAGAACCGTTTCCCGCTGCATTACAATGAATAGAAACGAGAATGACGTTCTTCGTTCCTATTCTGTCACAAATGGAATTTACACGCCGACACCGTTCGGATAGGCTGATGTCGTTTTCTTCTGTGACGATACGTTCAGCGTCAAAGCCTCGTTTCTTCAACTCTGATACAACTTTTTCGGCGATTTCTCTTGTGTATTTGTACTCTCTCAAAGAGCCGTCAGGGGAACGCTTGCCCGCCGTGTCAACCCCGTGACCGTTGTCAATTAGAATTTTCATACTCGTTCTTATTTATATTCGGGTAATAGGTATTGAATATTCATCGCACATCGGTGCATAATCTCTCTCGCTTCATCTTCTGATACATGAATCGGGCGTGTAAACTCACAGAAAATAGAACCGACCCAATCATACTTGTTATCATTTAAACGCTTTACCACAGCCGCCTCGCATCCGTAACTTGATAGGATTGATTTTGCGTATTTGTCTTGAACCTGTGTGTCTATATCCGTGATATACATAAACATGTTTTTAACCATATCAGAACTGAATTTAGCCACGTCTGCGATACGAAGATTTTGTACATGTGGTTTCATTGGCTCAACACCTTTACGCTTTACTTCATAATAGATTGATAACAGACTTTCATTGCCCAACGGGTGGGGCTGAACAATATAAACTCTGTCAGCGTCAAGTTCGTAAAGAATGTTCCATAATTCCCCGTAAACGATAGAAGAATTATCGGCTCGGCGAATGCTTTTGATTTCTTCATCCTTTCTGAACTTCTCAATTTTTAAGTCCGTGAGCTTGTTTTTCGTGTACTGATTATAAGCAAACCATGCGGCGATGATTGTGCCTATTGCGCTGATAATAGCTGGTAAATATTCCATAAGTCTTTGATTTTTATTTGCAAATATATATAAAATGATTATAATGTAATCACTTTTAGAGTTGTTTAATTGTAATCTCTTTTAATTCTGTCTATTGATAACTCTCGCTGTATAGGTCAGGGGATAACCGCCTTTGCTGCCACCTTTACTTGAATCATATATAAGTAACACCGTGAGACTGTCACCTGCTCCCATTGCCAAACTATCCCAATGATCGTTGTCCCAATGTACCAGATTGGGATATTCAGACGTATTCCACGGATAGGTGTTATCACTACTTTCCTTGCTGTTTCTTCCGTATATATCAAAAGTCTTTGAATCAAGGTCTGCGATAATTGTGAATTCCACACAGAACTTAGTGCTGCTTCCTATACTAAGAGCGTCCCTTACCTCTGAAAGTTTCGGCAGAGTGATGCCTGAATTATCCACGCTGCTATAAATTACCCATCGGTTATTATCTTTAAGATTTGAATAACCACTATAAATAGTATTGGCACTTGTCAGATTATATTTGCTGTATTTGTAACCTCCTATCCATCCGTCCAAATTCCCGTTTCCGCTTCCTAAAAAAGCATGGTTATAACGCCCGTTTTTTGCGGAGAACAAAGTTGCTATGTTCCTGTTCAATCCCCACCAATCGGACGTGTCCTCATTCTCAAATCTTGCTACGGCTCTCAATCCTGATGATGTCGGCAGCACGTTTCCTCCGATACCCGCAAAACATTTATGTGCGTCATTACGGAATATCACATACGCATCATTGTTAAACGGGGTATTTGTAAGCCCGTTTCCGCTGACACTGAACCCGGCTATCTTTGAACTCCCGGTAACTGTCAGGTGTTCCGCAACAAGTTCGGTCACTTTGACCAATTTGGCAAGCAAAGCCGCCGTGACAATAAGTTCAGCATTAATCAATGTCGTGTTGATTTTACCTCCTACAATGATGGTTTCATTAGCGGCGGCTTTCTTTTCCAAGTCAGCGAAATTTGTATATCCCAAGTCTTTCGCTATGGTGTTCTTTGCGCTCTCAACGGCGGCGTTGGCGGTGTTGAGAACCGAATCTGAATACCCCTTCAGCGTGTCTTGAATAGCTTTATTGGCGGCTTCTACGGCTGTGTTAAAGTCGGCATACGCACTGTTGAAAGTGGCATATTTGTTATCAACATTGTTTTTTTCGGTTACAGTGGTTCTACCATCGGCGATAGCGGAATTGATTGCGCTGATAAGGTTTTCAATACTGCCCATAAGCGTAACCTTGGCATTCAGAAGCCCGGTTTTTGCCGTTCCCGTAAGATAGGCGTTTGTGTACAGTTTGTTATACGCAGCTTCCACGGCGGCTTTCGTGTTGTTCACTGTGTTGATGTACTTCTCAATCGCTTTCGCTTCCGCTTCCGTAATAATGCCGTCGGCGAACGCACCGTCCACATAGTCGTTTAAATCTCCAACGGCGGTATTGGCGTTCTTTGCGCTCTCAACGGCGGCG